AATCTATGTCGAGGGTTCAGAAAGTAAAGACGATGAACTTAGGATGTCGATTCTTTAGCATTGGTTATAACTACGCCCTTGACGAACCATTGCGTTCTATTTTGGCAAAAACGTAATCAGGTCTATGCTGCTGTTTCTGGTCTCAATCCCATGCTTGCCGACCGGGTGCGGCTGGCCGTCCACTCCGGGTGCGTAGTTGTACCCAGATTCCTTAATCAGGAACACATTGCCGGACTCGACCCGGACATTGCCGAATGGAGAGGTGCAGAATCCGTGGCCTTTGGTGACGATAGAAAGCGAGTAGTGCGGTCTGACCTTGTGCGCTTCCACGATGTCGCTGGTATAATGCTGATGCACCAGGGAGGGATCACCAGAGCGCAGCGGTGGTATCAGAGCCGTCTGGGTTAATCCCTCTCCGGCAGATAGCCGACCTTTGGATTCTACCGGGCCTCCAATCGTGAAGAAGCTGCTGAACCCGATGGTCTCGTAGTGCTTCTCCGGCAAAACCTCAATAAGCACCATCGTGTGATTGCAGGTGGTGTTCTCCAGCTTGAACGTACCAGGGCTGCTGAAATACATCCCGGCCAGCAGCGTGTACTTGGGCCGCTGCCCGAAGCTGATTTTGGCTATGCCTCCGGAGACGAACCCAAAGTAGTTGCACTCCGGTCGCAGGGTTACTCCCTCACCGTTCACCACCCGGTAAGTTTTGGTTGGGTAAAAATAGTGGTCGCTGTTGTCCAGGATCAGGCCCGGAGCCGTATCGGTGAGAAGGGTGAAGGAATGGGTGTCCATCAGGGCGGTGAGGTGGGTTTATCAGGAGTCTGGTTCTGGATGCGGAAAATCTTATTAGTCAATCCTACCCATACCCCTAGAATTTGCGCAATTATAAACATAAGGATTGAGTCGGTGTGCTGGATGCGGTTACTGTAATACAGCCAGCCTACACCGACCAGAAGGCCGACCAGGATCACGGTTGTCGCGGTGTATGCGTAGCCTCTCATAACCCAGGAAAAAGCCCTCTCAGGAGACCGCCTACGAACCGGCCTCTTCGCTCTGCTCTGTCTGCTTTGGCTGTTCTGGCTTGTTGACATGAATCGAGATAGATTGAGGCACGGGCGAGTCTCTCCAGCTTCAAATCGACTGAATCCAGCCGGTGCCTTGTACTATCAAATTTAGCACTATACAAAGAATCCTGTTGGATTCTGTTTAGGCGAGTCTGTCGCTGTAAGTTTATCTCACTTTTGCCTGACTCCCGAAAATCCAGCCAGTAGTTAATTGCGACTACCAGCACCAGTGCAGCGATTACTATTCTCATAACTCAAATTTATGCTATCAGCGAAAGATTGCCTACGAAAATACGGACCACCTGCCCAGGACAACCCATTCCTGACTCTCTGGGATGTACCATCGGCCCTTGAAATCGGAGTAATCCCGAAAAAAATCTACTGCAACCGCGACCTGATACAGCCACTCACGGCTGCTTTTCAGGCTCTGATCCAGACCGGCCACGTTGCTGAACTGCTGACCTGGGATGGCTGCTTCAACATCCGCAATGTCCGCGGCAAGGCCAGCCCGAGCCTGCATTCCTGGGGAGTCGCTATCGACATGAATGCCGCCAACAATCCTCTCGGCCTGACCCGAACGCAAATCGTTGCCCGTGGTCTGAAGCCCTTCTCTCCCGGCTTCCTCTCCTGCTTCCGCTCCAACGGGTTCGACTGCGGTGCCGACTGGACATCGCGGCCCGACTTTATGCACTTCCAACTCAGCCGGATATGACCGACTACCAGGGATACGCGATTTTCCCTAGTTGCAACTGCCCGGAGATCGTCTGTGTCCAGAAGCACGGTGCCGGCTACAATGACATCATATTCGTGGAGGACATAAAGAAGGCCATCGAGGTCATCGACTACCTCACCTTGCCGGAGTTTGCCGACAACTGATTACCTTTGGGAAAACCAATTACCGCTATGCCACTCAAAAAAGGGTACTCGCAGAAGACTATCAGCAAAAACATATCCAGCGAGATAAAATCAGGAAAGTCGCAGAAGCAAGCCGTTGCCATCGCCTTGTCGGTCGCTGAAAAGGCCAAAAAGAAGGCCAAAAAGAAAGCGCGATAGGTTTCAGCAACAATCGTAAGAAAACATAACACGGCACTACTAACTTTGCCGCGGATCGTCAGGTACAAATCAGCGAAAAAACACCGATGCCGAAACCTGAAAATGTGATACCGCACAAATGGAAAAAGGGCGAATCTGGTAACCCCAACGGCCGTCCTAAAAAACTGCCAGAACTCCGGGAACTGCTCGCCAACGTGCTGTCGGACGAGAAGAACGGCAAGACCGCTGCCGAGGCAATCCTCGATGCCCTGCGCAGTAAGGCTCTCCGGGGCGATGTCCGTGCTGCTGAACTGCTCCTCGACCGGGCCTACGGCAAGTCAGCCGTGAGCGTGGACCTGACCGGTGAGGTCAATGTCAACACCGTAATCCGGCCCAAGCCAGTCGAGTAATGCCCTCGCTCGACCTTTCCGACCACCGCCTCTGGACGGCCCGGTACCTGCCAGGCATTACCAATCCCAGAACCTACAACCTGCTGTGGGGTTCGGCCGGTTCCGGGAAGAGCCAGACGATGATCCAGTTCTTCCTCTCCGAAATCTTCGACACTCAAGTCAACCAGAACCAGACTTTTTTCGTGGTTCGAAAGGTCGCGACTACCATCCGAAACTCGGTCTTCGCGGATTTCAAAAACAAGGTCACCGATTGGGGGCTGGAGAAATGGATTCACGCCAAAGCCGCGATGCTCGAGATTCAGTGCGGCACCAACCGCATCGTGTTCATCGGCTGCGACAACCCGGAGAAACTCAAGTCGCTGGCCCAAGCCAAGTACATCTGGGTAGAGGAGGCCACCGAACTCAGCTTTGACGATTGGACTCAAATTACGCTCCGACTCCGGGGTAAGAGCGTAAGCAAGAAGCGATTCTTCGTGACCTTTAACCCGATCAGCGACAGCCACTGGATCAAGCGTGTGTTCTTCGATGAGCGTCATAAGCTGGAGGCCGACTCGGTGTTGGATATTCACGGCACTTACCAGGACAACATCGACAAGCTAGATGCCGAGTATGTGGCCCGGATGGAAGCCCTCGAGGTCATCAATCCAACCATGCACCAGATTTACGCTCTCGGCCAGTGGGGAGTGTGGGATCGGGAGTCGCTCTTCTGCCAGCACTTTGACGAGAAACGCCACGTTGTGGATGGCGAGATTAAGGCTCACCCGGACTACGAACTCTACCTCAGCTTCGATTTTAACGTGACCAACACCTGCGTGCTATTCCAGTTCATCCGCAACACTGAAAAACACGCAACCCTCGCGCACATCAACGTGCTGAAATGCTACCGCATCGGTGACCTGGTGCAACTCTGCCAGACGGTGCGGATGGAGTATCCGGGCCTGCGCTACATCATCAACGGAGACCCGGCAGGCCGGAGTCGCTCGGCTCTGACTCACGGCAACCAGAGTGCTTACCAGATCATAAGCACGCAGCTGAACATCGCAACCGAGCAGCTTCAGGTGATGGCCTCGGCACCGAGCCACTTTGCGACCAAGGTCATCAGCGACCTGGTCTTTCAGAAATGCGTGATGCGCATCAGCAAGACATACTGCGGTGTGCCAAAGCAGCTGGCCTACACGCCAACCGGCATGGCCTACGGTGACCTGATCAGCGACTTCAAAGAGGCCAAGGTAGACCGCATTGTCAGCCTCGACCCCTGGAAGAAAAAGAACCCGGATAAGTCGCACGCTCTGGATGCCTACCGCTACTTCATCTTCACAAACTTCCGCGACATTGCTGCCGATTACAACCTCTCTAAATTCGGGGTTGATGGATTCGATTAGTTTCTTACTTTTGCGTTATGGCATGCAATGACTGCTCCTCCTGCTACCCACTCTGCGACCTAGTCATCAGTTGCGCTCAAGTGGTATTTGTGACCGTGCCGCCAGCCTACACCGGAGAGACAATCAACCTGCGACTGGTCAACGGCCGCAATCACGTTGCCATCATCCCCGGTCTGCCAATTACCTCGGGAGTGGTGGAGTTCAATGCGGTGGATGAGTTGCCGGAAGCATTCCTGAACCCCTACGGTGGACCGTTCACTCTCCAGTTCTTTGACCCGTTGCTGCTCCAGCCGATTGAGTTCACGGCCAAGGATGCCAAGCCATACTCCTGCGTTACGTTCCACGTGGAGCAGACTACCGGGAGCGACACCACCGATGCCATTATCAACGCATTCAATGACATCATTGCGACACCTTACTGATGAATATACTACTAGTTGCGGTGGCAAGCGCAGAGGGTGCTGCCTCATTGTGCCTATTGTCACTGATGACGGCTGCGCTGTCCTTGTTCATCGACTACTGCCTGGATCATCACCCGATTGGAATCTGGTACTTGCGCTGGCTAAAAAGCCTACCCGAAAACATCGCAAAGCCTCTCGGTGAGTGCATCTACTGCTCCGGCAGCTGGCTGCACCTGGGCATCGTCTTTCTCGTCTGTGATTACTCATTATGCGATTCCTTGATTTCCTTAGGCGCAAACCACCTATTCCTGCGCCTGACCCGGCTGCTGAAGCCATAGACCCGGAGAAGCAATACTCCAACCCGGAGTACCGCAAGCACTGGGATAGCATCGTCTGGGCATTCAAGTCGGGCGATGTCAACTACTTCTGCTGGAATGACACTATCAAGCTGCCCATCGAGCGGATGCACGCGGCCAAGGCCGTTTTTGAAGAGGTCGAGTACCGGCTGAACCCGGACCTGCTCCGTGCTGCTCTCACCAGCATTTATAAGCTGACCGTTGACCGTAAGCGATCGGCAGAATCGAGCCTGATTGAGATCGGTAAGGTTGCGGCACTGACCTCGGAGAAGCTGGACATCGCGACCAGTCCGGCCATCGAATTGAAATTATCGAGCATTTATTACTTCGACGAGCGCGAAAACCCGTTTGGCTACGATTACCAGTATGCGGCTACTAAAATTGCCAACTGGATGCGGAACCAGGATCTCCCTGCTTTTTTTTTGACAAGCCCCAACGCGAAATTTCTGCCGGGTGGGGCAGAATTGCGCAGGATTTCCCACGACTTTTTCGCAATGATAAACGGGGAGGCAAACCTCGCGCTGCTGCTGGGGAGTTATCTTTCTACTCTCGACAATTCGGTGCTGCTCGACGCAGATACCGCGAGAACCTTATCTTTGCAGAGGGAGTTGGAATCGACATTGAGAGACTTGTCACTCAATCAGCCTACACCTACTATCTAGCCTACGATCACTGGCTAGAGGCGCAACGCAAGAAAGCCCAGCAAAGCCATGGCTAATTTATCTACCAATCAAATCACGGTTCAGTATGTCATCGATGACAGCCAAATCCGTGGTATTACCAACTCGTTCGGCACTTTAACCAAAGAGGAGAAGGAGGCTATCCTGCAAGCCAGGAGGCTGAACGAAGAACTAAGGCGCACCTCATCGGAAGGCTCAAATAATATCAATAAAATGGGCCAGCAGATGAATGGCCTGGGAGGCGTTGCCAAGTCAGTTGGTAAGCTAATTGGTGGAGCTTTTACGGTTTATGAGATAAAGCAGTTCACTCAGGAGGTCATCAACACTACGGCCAAATTTGAGAACTACCAGAGGGTGCTGAACTTTACGGCCGGCTCCCAAAAGCAGGGGGCCATTTCTATGGCTTTTCTTCAGCAGACCAGCCAGAAACTCGGCATTTCTCTGGAGGCTTCGGTGGATGGATTCGTGAAACTCAGCGGTGCGACAAAGCAGGCAGGTCTGAGTAATGACCAGACCCGGAGGATTTTTGAGAACGTATCCAAAGCGGTCTCTGCATTCGGGTTGAGTTCGGAAGATGCCAAGGGAGTGTTCCTGGCACTTGGACAAATCATGTCCAAAGGCACGGTGCAGGCCGAAGAATTACGCGGCCAAATCGGTGAGCGCATACCGGGTGCTTTTGCAATCGCGGCCAAATCAATAGGAGTAACCGAGCGCGAACTAAACAAACTGCTGGAGGGTGGCAAAGTGGTATCGAAAGACTTCATTCTGCCCTTCACCGAGCAACTTGCCAAAGCCACCGCAGAGGCAGGAGGCGCGAATGGTCTGGCCCAAAACATTGCCAAAATCGGGAATGCCTTTGATGTTTTGCAGACTCGGTTGGGCCGTCAATTTTTGCCGCAAATCAACCAGATAGGAGGCGCACTGGAGAAGGCTTTATTTTTCGCGAATCAGTTCCTGGAGACCTCGGCCGACCGAGAGGCCACCGACAACATGAAAGCCTACGAGTCGGCAACTCGTCAAGCTGCCAAAGCATCCAACGATGCACTAAAGGCTTCCATCGTCAATGCCAACGCCAACATTCGCGCTCTAGAGGCCGATTATAAACTGCAAGCCGACATCATTGCGGCCGATGGTAAGTTGACAGATGCCGAGAAAGAGCAAGCCGATTTACTCGCGGCTAAAATCCTAAAAACTCAGGCTTTCCGCGATGGCCTTTTCGCTGTTTACCAGCAGCGGCTCAAGGATGAGGAACTGAATAATCAGAGTCTGGTTACCGCAGAGGAGCAGGCCAAGCTGGATAAGAAGGCTTACGATCAGCGGCTCAAACTGCTGGACCTGATTCGTCAGATTCAAATCACCGAAGCCGAGATGATTGGCAATCGTGCCGGAGAGTTTGCGGCCGAGCGGAGGTATGCGGAAGAGGTTTACAATCTTACGGTCGAATACAGCAAGAAAAACATCGGCATTCTGGCTGAAGAGGTCAAGCTGAAGAAGGCTCTCCGGGATAAGGCCGTGCAGGATTTCAAGACTGCCCAGGCTTTGGAGTTTATGGAAATCAAAGTCGGCTCTGAACGTACCAAAAAGCAGAAGGAGCAGGACGATAAAGAGATGGAAGAACTGCACAAGGCTGGTGTTGACCGGATGCTGGCATGGTCAAAGCAGTATGAGGCCGACCAAAAATTTCTGCGCGACAAGGCTGTGGAAGACACCAAAAAGGCCGAGGAACTAAAGCAGGAGTACATCACGCAGAGTCTTGAACTGGCTCAGACTCTTTTTACCGGCTTTACCAACCTATATAAGCAAGGGCTGGATGCACAACTCAACAGCATTGAGAAAAGATATGACGAAGAAATCCGACTGGCTGGTGACAACGAGCAGAAGGTCATGGAGTTGAACGAGAAGAAGCGACAAGCGGAGAAGGAGATCAAGACCAAGCAATTCAGAGCCGACCAGATAAATGCCGTTGCCAACGTGCTGTTTCAATCGGCACCCCAGATTGTCAAGTATTCAGTCACTGCACCACCTCTGGCCGCGATAGTTGCCGCGATTGCAGCAGCGCAGACCGGGTTCATTCTGGCGCAGCCGGTGCCGGAGTTCGCGAAAGGTACCAGAGGCAAGGCCCACAAGGGTAAGGCGATAGTCGGTGAGGAGGGCCGCGAACTTGTGGTCACCGAGTCGGGAAAGACCTACCTCACTCCTGGCACTGCGAGTCTGGTAGATTTCAAGGAGCGGTCGCACATCCTGCCGGCCGACATTACCGAGCGGATGATGGGCAGCTACTATGCCAACCGCACAGATGCTTACAACACCAAGTCCAGCAACCAACTGGAGCGCATTGCCGGGCTTCTGGAGAACATGCCGGTTCACGCTCTGGAGTTGAATGAGCGCGGATTTGAGAAATTCATACGGACTCCGAGGCGAAGCACGAAGATACTCAACACGAGAAATGGTTAAGTTTGAGCGATCATTATAGTAAGGTAATCATGAAGAGCGAAAAGGCCGGAGCAATGCTTCGGTTTTTTTTTACCTAAATTTGACACATGGCAAGCTGGCAATTCTTCCTCGGTGGCGTTCAAATAGATGAGCCGATAGGGTTCGATAAAATCGAGTTTTCGGCCAAGCGGCTCGAGGGCCACGGCATCGACCAGGCATTCAGCACCGAGATTCAGTTCATCGGGAGTACGGCAAAAATTCTAAAAAGCTATTTCGACCAGCATTACATAAACGAGCCGCTGACATTTGAAATCCTATCAGATGTCAACATCAACGGAAGCAACTATATCTTTTCCGGCTTCATCAATTTCGCCATCTACTCAGAAGAGCGCACCTGCGATCAGCCCGGGTGGATGGTCACGGTCGGGATCCTGGAGGACAACTTCCGGGAAAAGTTTCTGGCCCGTCAGGATGCTGAACTGGATTTGACTCGTGAACTAGACCTCGAGGGCAATGCGATTCCGGCTCTGACCTATGATGTCATCAGGATGCACACGCAGCAGCTTTACCTGGTTGCCAAGGCTCGGAATTACAGCCAGCAAAATAGTTCGATTTTTTACGATGGGGTGAATTGGACTCTCCCAGACTTTGCGACCACCGTGCCGGCTTACTATCAGAACAGCGACTTTAAAAGAGTTTTTGGCGATACGTTCGACCCGGTTCAGACCAAGTACAGCAGTACCAACGCGACCTTTGTCAACAACGGGAACTTTGCAAGAGAGATTACCTTTAACATCCAGATTGAGGGTGAGTTTTCGTGGAATCCAATTTCAGGACCACCAGTTATTGGAGATAGTGCCGACGTGGTACTGTCATTCCAGCGATTAAACAGCAGCGGAGTTGAGGTAGAGCGTACCTATCCGGCCTCTTCTAATATTTTAGTATGGAATGGTATCGCGTTTTTTGACCCTTTTACTTTTGATGTCATCCAGACCATGACCTGCCAACCGGGAGATCGGGTGTTGGTGTTCATCCAGTGGGGCAGCGGTGGCAATGTGGAGGTCGGTGTCTGGAATGGTGGGCCGCGAGCATTATTTCTGCGAGTAGACAAGTGCTGCCTGAACGTAACCGAACTTAACCAGGATCAGTTCGCCTCAGAGGTCAACGTGCTGAAAGTCGAGAATGCCTTCAGGAGGATTCTGGAGCAAATGGTCGGGGATGCCAACACATTTGTCAGCGACACATTCAACGAGGCCGGAGACGGGTGCTACTGGAACAACGCCATCACCAACGGTCTACTGATTCGTAATGCCCAGACCATCAACCGGGTGGAGGGCGGCTGCAATGACCTCATCGCAAGGCCAATCGGGTACAACACCACATTCAAAGACCTATTCGAGGGGCTGGATGGCATCTTCTGTTTGGGCTGGCAGTTTGAGCAGGATCAGTACGGCAGCTGGTACGTGAGGGTAGAGAGCCGCGATTACTTTTATCAGAAAAACTTACAGATAGCCTCGTTTACAAAAGTTTCTGAATTTCGACAGACCGCATCATCGGACAAGCTGGTCAATCAGGTCAGCATCGGGTACTCGGACAACTGGAAGAACATCGCGCTCTCTGGTCAGTGGGCAATCCACACCAATCGCGAGTACTTCATCGACAACAAGGCCAAGCGCGATGGCTCCTCCGCGAAGCTGGACATCAAGTCGGACATCATTGCCGAGGGTTACGCCATTGAGTACAACCGGAGGCTGGCCTTTCTCAAGGACGATTCCGGCTCCAGCGACCAGGCGAATGACAACGTGCTGTTCATCGTCTGGCTGAATCGGTTTGAGTTGACCATCCCAGAAATCGAAAACTCACCCTATGCGGTGGATGACAGCACCGGGCCGTTCACCTTCGCTCCTGGGGAAGCCTCCGTCGCATCGGATTACATTGCAGAGAGCAACTCGATCATCGGCAACATCTACAACATCTATCACACACCTGCCCGGGTGGCCTGCCGGTGGTGGAAGGTGCTGGGCATGCACACTTATGGCATGGCTAACCCACGGCTACGGTACCAGTTTGGGGAGTACAACGTAGACTATTCCAGCCGGGTGACGGGAACCGATGAGAAAGAAAGCTGCCTGGAACCCTTTGCAGGTGAGTACAGCCCACTCGAAGAGACTACCGACATTTATGCCGGGCTGCTGAATAGTGCTTATCAGGACTACCTCTTCCGGCCGATCACGATTGAGTCCACCGTGCCGCAGAGGCTCTGCGACTACATCGACATGGTGCGACCGGGCAATGGGGTGGTCAAGATTCAAGCAGGTTCTTACACTTTTTTCGGCTTCATCGAGTCGGCTACCAACCGGCCGCAAGACCCGAACTCCGGCAATACTGATTTTATCCTAACTTTGGCGAACATTGAGCCGGATGGTGGCCTCGGTGCTTTCTCGACCGGCTTCAGTAGTGGATTTGATGTGTTCTAAACTCTAAATAATAATGGCTAATACCAGATCGCAACAAGCAACTCTAATTGCTACCAACCTGCCGGACAATACTACGCAGGACATCACACCGCAAGACCTGCGCGATGTGCTGAACGATGGAACCACCGCAGCTGCATTCGTGGATGACACCAACACCTTTACGGGTACCAACATCTTTGACAACCAGGTCCAAGTTCAGAGTGGTTACATTGATTGCAGCCCTGGCAACATCGAGTTAAATAACACCGGTGCCATTTTACCGGCAAATTCAGCCAGCGTTGCGATTGGAGTGGGGTTGACGCTTGTCACTGGAACCCAAAACGTAATAATTGGCGATCAAGCTAATCAGAGCAGTGGTGATGTCAATGTGCTAATTGGCTTTAATGCCGGCCTTGCCCAGTCTGCCAGTTATGCCGTAAATATTGGTCAAAGTGCTGGCGATAATAACATCGGTAATAGGTTGGTAGCTGTTGGGGCGAGCGCGGCCGCTGGTAATCAGGCAGATAATTGTGTTGCAATCGGCTACAATTCGCTAACAAGTAATAGTAGTGTTGAATCCATCGGCATTGGTACTAATGCCGGCCAGAGCAATACTGGACCCAACCTGATTGCTATCGGTGAACTGGCCGGCCAGAATAATTTATCTCAGGACTGCGTTTTCATCGGGAAACAAGCCGGGCAGGATAGTGCTAGTAGCAGTTCTGGAGTTGTTGCCATCGGGTTCAACGCTGGATTTCAAAATGATGGCGAAAAAAATGTGTACATCGGTGAGAATAGCGGTTCTACAGCCGTTGGTACACAAAATGTCGCAATGGGCCGTAATTCGGGTAAACAATTAGCTGGTAATAATAATATATCCATTGGCACTGGTTCCGGACAAAATGCAACTGGTAACTATGGAGTGTTTATTGGTACTTCGGCTGGTGAAACCACCAACACTGCTGACGATTGTATTGCGATAGGTCGCAACGCAGGAATCGATTGCAGCACCAATGATGCCATTTTACTCGGGACAAGTGCTGCCTATGATGGCACAAATGGATTGAACATTGCCATCGGTGCCGTCGGTATAGCAACGGTAAGTTTACCCACATTTGCAAACCATTCAGCTGCTGTAGTTGCTATAACAACTGGCAACGGGTATGTTGCCGGAACTACCTATCTCTACCGGTGTCAATCATCCGGATCTCACGAGAATTACATAGGCTGGGTTTCTCTTTAACATGCCAACTCTATCGCCATTCTACCGGTTTACTCCGGCATCGCTGAATGCTGGGTTCGGGCCTGAGAATGCCCGAATCGATGACATACTGATTTATATCAACACCAACGTATTCACGATTGATGACCTGGTCGGGCTGAATATTCAGCAGGCCATCAACCTAATAAAGGTGAACTTTGCGTCCTACAATGTGCCACTGATTCAGGCCGGGCTTGAGTTGATTTACCCAAGTCCGTGGCCGACAATTACCGGAATCCAGACTTTGAATTTTCAGCTGAGAAACCTGCAATTTGCGCCATTCATCGACATATCCATCACACTCAATGCCGGGGTGGTAGTTGGCAATTCTTACACCTACACGGCCAGCCTCGTCTCGACAACGGTAACCGAGCCGGCTCTCACCAACGTAGAGGCTGATGTCCAGTCGGCTCTCCGGGTGGTGGACTACAACGGTGCGGCTTTCTTTCCGCTCGAGTACAACTACCAGCAGAGCGTGGCTTACTCCAGCATTGCCAACGGGCGCAACTGGATTCTGGATGGCGATAACCCGGTGCCTGATCCACTCCCGGTCTCACCTTACGCGACACCACGCAGACAGACTTTCCCGGCTCTGACGGCTAATCAGACCTACATGCTGACTCTGATGGGTAAGATCATCGAGTTTAGTCGCATCGGCACTCCGGTTGACACTGACATTATCAACTTCCTGAGCAACTCGGTTGTGCCGGCTGGCTACATTACTGGAATCTGGAACAACGGGAGTTTTGTCGAGTTCGGATTTTTCGCCACCGACCATGCCTTTCGGATTGTGGGCGAGTTCGTCTACGATTGGCAATGGCAGCGATTCTACCGGCCGACCGAGGACACCGTCCAGAGCAGCTACATATTAAGTCTATACTTAGGCGATAATCTGCCTTACCAGCCCAAGACAACCTTTGCCGGCTTCCTCTACGCCATCTGGGAGCATGAATATTGGGATATGGACTTCATCCACTTTGACAACTGCCCGGAACCGAACGCTCAGTCCTACCTTATGCCGATAAAGCAGGGCGATGTCTACCAGTTCAACGTGCCGGTTGAGGACGGAAACCTGGTCGGCCTGACCGATGTGCTGGTGGGAATTATGACCGAAGACGAGGTGTTCATCCAGCAGATTGGCACCGCGACCACTGCCTGCCGCAGTTATGTCTGGCAGCTGGATGCCGAGTATGAATCCAACCCACCTTATTATCTATACATTACAACGGCTGGCAATTTCAGCATTGATGACTCGCTGTTCTTCCTGGAGACCAGCGGTGGGCCATTCGCGACCACGCTCGAGGCATTGCAGGCTATCGATGCCCAGCTGACGATAGGCAATTTCTCCTACGTGCCAAATGGTACCGGCTGGACGGTAACCTGGAACATTCCTCCCGGCTATCCGGCCGATGCCATTGTCGGGAGTACCAGTTACTCCGAATCCGGGGAACCATTCCCGTTCGTCAATCAGATTGAAGCCGACCTATGCTGCGGCACTCAGTTCAGGGCATCGGTTACCATACCACCGCTAGCTGACGGCTGCTACAAGTTCTGCCTCTACAACCTCAGCGAAGAGGTCAATCAACTCTACTCGGTCAGCCAGCTGCTCCAAATGAAAAGCTGGGATTGCTTTTCGCAGATCCTGGAATTTTGGGGGGCGATGCAGACCGTAACCGAGGGCTTCGATTACTACGGAGACTGGAAGCAACGCATCCGGGTTGACCTGCAAAGCGGTGGAGATCGTGTAAAAATCGAGGAAAGCATATATCGCAATTCGGATGGTACCTATCAGCGGCCGTCCAACTTTACGGATAAAACGGTAAGTTTGCACACAGATTATATCGACTTGCCCACGCAGAATGCTCTGCTTGCTGCCACCAGGCACCCAGCATTTGTGCTAGCCGGTCAGTCGCTATTTGTCACCGGTGATGTCGAGGTTGCCACTACTCAAGACAACACCACGGAGACATCCTTTTCGACTTTGGCTCAGGTCAAATTCGAGGCGCAAATCCAAGGCTTCCAGCCTAAAAACAACCCCTGCGAAGGGTGCTAAATCCAATGAATTTACTACTGACTTGTCCTCCTGAGCCATGTTACAGCAACATCGCTTGCGACATCGAAAAAGAAGGCCGGGTGGTTGCGGTGGTTTTCGTCAAGAAATCATCGGCCAGCCTCGTCAATAAAACCTCACAAGCCGCATGGCTTAACTCATTCTGGTCGCTCGCCCTTAGCGGTGATGCCATTCTGATTCTGAACATCAGCGGAGAAAAGCCTCGGCCTGAAACTGCGACTCTTCCTGGTCGCGGCCGTCAGCCCAACAAAATGGGCGCGAAGACTCACACTCTTAATCTATTTGATATGCAGATTGTCGGCAATGTTCAGTTCTGGAACGCTATGCTGAAATCCAGCATCAACTATGACCTCTACTACATTACACCTAACCTGATCTGGGATGCTAGCGGTCAGGTTGTAACGGTCAACGGTGATGTGGTCATTCAGAATGACCTCACGCAGTACATCTCTGGTGAGGTGACGGTGATGTGGCAGCAGAATGGAACTCCGCTTCCTTATGACTTCCAGGACACGGTTATCAACGAGGGGCTGAACTACATCGTGAGCGGAGCCACAGCGGTGACCATTGGATGCGCAGGTGGTGAGACTGAGTCTTACACCGCAGCACTGAATCAGCCGGTATCGGCAGCACTGCCCAACATTGTATGGTCTATTTCTGGCGATCAGGATGCTATCGATGCAACCGGTGCGGTGATGGATGCTACCACGGGAATAGTGGAATTTAATGCTATCGATGACGGCACTTATCAGCTTCAGGTGGTTGCAACTAGCGAGACCGGCTGCGTAATCGGCACTCTGCTTATTACCGTTACCTCTACCTGCGTCTAACCATGAACGAAGAGTTAATCGGGGTAATCCTTGACATTGTCAATGACCCGGAGTATCGCAACGGGGAAACTGAGTTTCTCGAAGAGATTCGGGAGATTGCAGAGCAGCTTGCTCCGCACTTTGACGAGGACTACCCCGAGGAACTCTTACGGCATAATCACCCGGGTGAGGAGGAGTGGGCGAAAGCCTACCGGAAGCATCGCTGGACTGCCGTCTCCATGATGGTAACCGGCCGAATCAAGACAACGCTGTCGAAGATTCAGCAGGCTGATGACTTCCGAATTAAGATAAACGATGACCCGGCAATGACCGGCATCATCGCGGACAACAGCTTCAAGAAATACCTTTTTGAGGATCAGCCGAAATTCAAGTCTCTGGAGGCTTGGGCATTTCAGATTTTTCTCGACACCTATCTGAAGGATGCCAACGCGGTGGTTGTGGTTCTGCCTGATCTTTCCAAGTTCTGCTACTCCGGCAGCCCGGAAGACATCGACTGGAGCCGGCCTTACCCTCAGATTTATGAATCTGAAGACATCCACTACCACACAGAGTCTGGATGCATTGTGAGGGTGAAGGATTACAAAGGACCAGGCGCGGATGGATTCATAAAAAAGTGGGATCAGTTCCTCGCAATCAGCATGGATGGTCTGGTGTTGTGCCGGGCCTATCGCGAGTATGTGGCCGATGAGAATGCGTTCAAGGCTTTCCCGGTCGAATATCAGTTCGAGAAGCTGCCGGTCTTCGTGGCCGGCAACGTGCTTTATGAATTGGAGCAGGGCCAGCCAGTGTATGAGTCGGTACTTCAGCCCTGCGTGCCGGCCCTGAATGAGATGATCTACCGGCACTCGGAAATCATCGTAAACTGGGCATTACACGGTAACCCACAGCGGTGGCAGGTGGTCGGGAAGAGGTGCAAGACTTGCAACGGCACCGGAAAAATTGAAGATCGGAAGACTTCTACCATCGCAACCTGCCGGACCTGCAATGGCTCTGGCTGCGGTGAATCGGAAGGCTCACCATTCAAGGTGATCGAGGTCAACATCCAGCAGCCGAATGCGCTCAATCCCAATGTTGCCAACGTGCCGGTGCCTCCGGCTGGCTATGTGGAGCGCGACACCAAGGCTCTCGAAGCGCAGCAGAAGGACATCGATGAGCAGGCTTACAAGGCTCTGGCTGCGGTCGGGCTGGAACTGCTTGCCCAGGTGCCGGCTGCGCAAAGTGGCATCGCAAAGCAATACGATCGGAAGGAAATCAACACCTTCTTCTTCAAGGTCGCAGTCCAGATTGAGACTATCATGGTTCAGGTGGCCGAGGCCGAGTTTTACCAGCGATACAATGCGCTGGGCATCTACCCTCTGCTGACACCGGAGCGCAAGATGGAGGCGATGCCCAAAATCACGATACCATCGGACTTTGACATTCTGACCATCGAGATTGTCGGTGAGCAGCTGAAGAAGGCCAAGGACGGCAAGTTCAGCCCGGTGATAACCTACGGCCTCGAGAGCGACTACGTGCAGAAACTGTATGGCGAGGATTCGTACCAGCTGTATATCCTGAAAATGCTGAACATCCACGATCCGCTGCCCTTTTTGACGGTCAACGAAAAAACCGTGCTGAAGGAGTCGGGTGGCTGCACCGAGGAGGATTACATCCTCAGCAACTACTTACCATCTTTCATCGCAGAGATGACCTATTCGGACCCAAATTGGAAAAAGAAGCCGATTGAGGAGCAGAGGGCCGACCTGGTCCAGATGGCGAAGGACAAGCAGCAGCAGGTGCGAGCCGGATTGATACCCGTGTCTGAGCGATTACTGGTATGACCGACAAACTGGATGCCATTATCAAGCGGATTCAGGAAAAGCAGCTGGCCCTGGAGAAGGGCATGGATGACAGTTTACCGAGAGTCTTCCGCGACTTGAGCAATCAGGTCATCGACATGGCGGCTGACTACCCACTCAATGCTGCCGATCGAGCCGAGCGCATCAGGGCAATCATCGACTTCAAGCGCACCGTAACCGCAGCGGTTGCCAATAACCCGGAGTACATAGAGCAGGTGGCTCTGCTGACTGAAGGCTTCGCGGATTTGAAAAGTCTCTCCGACCAATACTTCAGCGAACTCATTGACAACTATAACGCGAAGGATGAACTCTACCGGGAGATCCTCCGTGCTAACATCGACCTGACCCGTAGCAACCTACTCGGTGCCGGGATTCAGGAAAACTTCGGGAATGCCATTACGGAGGTGCTGAAAGCCAACGCGAGCGGCACTACCAGTCGCGCAAAGCTGAACGAGATCATGCGCCAGTTCATCACGGGAACCGACCAGCAGAAAGCCTACTTGGAGCGGTACGTTAAGCAGACCACGCAGGATGCCGTGATGACATTCAGCCGGGAGTACAACGATACCGTTGCTGCCGACCTGAATCTACAATACTACTTCTACCAAGGTACTCTGATTCAAGACTCACGGCCGTTCTGCAAGGCCCGGGCCGGGCGATATTACAAAAAGTCCGAGGTCCAAAGCTGGGCGAAACTCGGGAATTGGGATGGCCGGAAGCCGGGAACCAACGCGGTCACTATATTTACTTACGCTGGCGGCTATGGTTGTCGGCATGAACTTTACCCGGTCACCAAAACTATTTACGAACTTGCCAAAAAACGAGGCGATGCCGGAATGCGATGAATAAGAAATTCAAAACCAAAGTCGGTGGGCGGACCATCAAGTTCGGGGCGAAGGGCTACTCGATAGCACCAGGTACTGCCAAGGGCGATGCCTACTGCGCGAGGTCGGCCGGCATCCCTAAGTGCGCGAATCCACCTTGCCCGAATGACCTCAGCCGTCAGGCTTGGGGCTGTGTCGGCAAAAAGTCTGTAAAATCAAAAGCCAAGAAATTCAAACGAGCATAACCATGTCCTATACCTGCTTCCAAGACTTCATCGGGATGCCGCTCTGCAACACGGAAGAGCCGGCCTCTGGCGTGTACATCACCGACTATCCGGGCATCAGCACCGAGTTAGCCGACAAGGTTGCCTCTGCCGACCAGATCACCTTTGCCGGTGTCTGGAAATCCGTTCAGCGTCAGGCTTACCAGAAGATGCTCACCGATGTACAAAAGGCCATACGGGAGTCAGCAAACGCGAGGATTGACCAGGTACTATTCCAGACCCAGAAGCCATTCGTCCAGCAATGGCAACAAATCCAGACTCTGGCACCCGATACGGTCTTTCGTGGTGTGCTGGCATCGGTGAGCGGAACCAAGTACATGGGGCTGCGTGTCAAGTCTTTCTGGATTTATAATGCCGGCTCAAGTACGGTAAACGTGGATGTGAACATTTACCAAAGCCAAAACGCGGAGTTGGTTTATACCAAAAACGTAGACCTGACTCCGGGCATGAACACCGTGCCGGTCAATCAGCTTTTCTACTCGGACTTCGATAAGATCAACCTGCTCCTTCTGGTGGACTGCACAAACCTGACCACGTTGGGCGGCAACTTCATCGACTGGGCCTTGCTGCCTTTTGACATCGAGTGCGCGACTCAGTGGTCGCTTTGGAATGTCAACACCGTCAACATGCTTCCGGTTCAGGCTCCTCTGACCTATGGCCTCGGTGATACCTGGACACAGCAGCAGCAGTCGGGCATCTATTGGGATGCGGAGTTGGTGTGCAGTCTGGATTTGTTCGTGTGTAGCCAGCGGTTCAACCTTCTCGATGCCTGGGCGAGGCTGCTCTGCTCCGAGTTG